TTCAATTTTTCCCCAAGCCTCCAGCGCCTTTTCTTTGACCAAATCCCAGTTAGTAGCTAACCAACCAATTGCCGCAAGCAAAGCAAGCACCGCAGCGATAATTAATACCGTAGGTGCATAAACGGCAAGGGCGGCAATTGCTATTCCCGCAAAAATTGTTGCCAGTAACATAAACGCATCCGGATTTTCTTCTATCCAAGTCGCAAACCCCTCAACCGCCTTTGCAAGTAAGTCGATAACGAACACAACGCCATTGCGCACATTTTCAATGAATGGCATGAAGTTAATCCCATTAGGAAAAAACAGCTTGAACGCCCCCGTTACGGCTTCACCAACCCTTCCAAGAGCAGCACCAAGCCTTGAAAACGCCGCCATTAATGGTTCAAAAATGCTTTTAATCCCATTAACAAACTCTTGTATTTTCTTGCTTTCTTCACCAAGCTTGTCGGCTAAACTTTCCCCTCCAGGCTGTTCAACTGGCGGCAATAAGCCTCCTCCACTACCAGCACCCGCTCCACCGCCGGCCGTATCCTGACTTAGCACATTCAGCTTATCGAAACTTGCGAGCGCGCCCTTAGCCGCCTTACCAGCCGCTTCAGTGTTTGCCGCCGTATCTTCCATTGCCGCAGCGGTGGCTTCAGCATTATCCGCCATTGCCGCTTCAGCGTCTGCCATGCCAACAGCCGTGCCAAATAACAGGTTCATGACTTGCCCGACAATGTTAAATAGTTTCGTGAACCACAAAACAACCTGACTAACAGCCGGTATAATAGCGTTTAGAACGGGAACAATAGCATTGCCAACTGCCACTTTTAGGTTCAGGAACGAGGCGGAAAGAGCCGCCGTTCGTCCGGCATAACTGTTTGTGTATTCAGCAGCCGCCCCAGCAAACACGCCGCCTTCTCGCATGAAGCCATTAAATTCAGCTTGCCGCTTTTGTGCCAGTGTGAGGTTGTTCGCGGTCGTGCCAATTTCTTTCGCGTATTCCTGCCACATTTTGGCAACGTTTTTCTGGATACCTACGCTGTCTGTGAGCAGAGAGTTTTCCATGCGCAAGCCCATCGTAGCCTTCTCAATGGCTTGACCCATCGTGAATTGACCTTGCCGGTTGTAGACCGCCGCGTCCTTCATGACGTTCATCATCTGCTCAATTTGTGACGTATCATAACCGCGCGAGACCATGTTCTTATAGGCTTCATAAGCACTGGTCATCGGGACTAACCCATCGGCGGTATATTGCTGAATGAAGGTGGTAGCCTCTTGCATGGAGCGGTTATTCGCGTTCATCAAGAACTGCAAACCCTTAAATTTAGACTCCATCTGAGTCGCGGCTTGCACGCTTGCCTTGCCAAAGTTTGTAATTGCGGCAACGGATAATGCGGCGGCGGCAATTGCCCCAAGTTTACCGAACATACTTGAAATCGAGCCGATCCCCTTTTGAAATCCGCTTGTGTTTAGTTTCGTGTCAAAAGTTAGATATCCATCAGCCATTATTGCGTGCCCTTTCCGCCGCCTCGAATGCCAACATGTTCTTATGTTCCTGCCAGGTTATGTCAGCATCTTCAGCACCGGCAATGTAGAACGAATCGCCCATCTCTGCTATTGCCGCAAGTTCTTTTTCGTTGCAATCCCCATCGTAATAGCGTTTGCGCATAGAGCACAATTCGCTAAACGTGGTATCCCGCAAGTCACTAAACAGCGCCCTGAATCTCCACCAGTGCATGTTGGCAGTGGCAAGGTCAATACCGTGTCGGGTTGAAAATGCCGCATAGATCAACTCCGCGTCTTGCTCATAGCTGTAAGTGCGAATCGGATCCGCGCGTCCGACGGCTTCTTCAAGCGGCTTACCGCCATGTAAGAACCATAAAGCTTGCTCAACCGCCTTCACAAAATCATCTGGTATTTCTATAAATAGTTTTTGTACCACATACACGGTTTGCTCAAGCGGAGTCAAATCGCCCTTTTCGAGCTCTACCATAATATCCAGGCAATCCCTGTGCCCCCAATTAATGGGATAATCCTCGCCATCAACGGTAAGGGAGGTAGGGAATGCTGAAGTCAGGATACTTGCCATTTATTGCGCTTTTTTCGTGCTACGCGGCTTTTTGAGCGGCTGTCCGAGCTTCTTTTCGATTGTTTCCTGACTAACACCGTTAATCTTACCCATCACCCAGCTTAGAAATTCAGCCATGAGATCAGGATCGAAGGCGCGTTCACCAAATAGCTTAGCAGACGCGCCCTTGCCAAAAATGTCATCCAGTTCACCGATAAAGTAATCTGCAACTTCCTGGTTATAGTCGAGCACGGCTTTCAGGTTAGAAGGCAGCTCCCCTTCAGCCGCCTCATTCATTTTGTCGAGCTCTTCAGCCTTTTCTGCCATTTCTTTTTGCTTAGTTTGCAGGTCGAGCATAAACTCGGTGATCCGCTTGCGTAACAGCATGTCATTCGGGTTAAACTCAATAACCTTGTTCTCATCGCCGTCAATTGCAACCTTAACCGAGTTAGTTCGTGTAAAAGTTTCCATGCGTCTCCTTACGGTTAACCCTAATCTGGTTCAAACACGCCAGTGTCAGGATTGTATTGACCAAACACGGGATCGCCCTGATGTACCAGTGAGACCGAGATTTTGAGCGGCTTTACCGCCTCGTCACCCATGCTGTTATAAACAACGCTTACTTTGTCCTTTACGGCTTCATAGGTTGTAACAATATCAGGATCTACTCCGGTAGTCGTTGCCTCGGTCATGTCAACGGAGAGCAAGTAGGTTTCAGCTTCCGAGCCGATTTTCCGATCCCACATTATGCCGAAAAGGTAAACGTTGGCATCATCAGCAGAATCGTACAACAAGTCGAAAGTAGTCTCGGTTGCAAGTTTGGTAGCATACTTGGTCTTAACATCATCGCCGATATAGGCTTCTTCTTCGATCTCAGGATTGTAGCTTGAAGTCAGCGAAGTAATGCCTTTATTGAGCTGTTTCCAGGTTACTGGAGTAGCAGCCGTTTGAATATAGTGGCGCATTTTAGAGCGCATAATCTTTTCAGTTGCCATGTTTATTGTCCTTTCAGTGTTTACGGATTAGCCGCAAATGACTTAGCGCTTAGATCAAATTTACCCACAACCGGATTGCCCTGGTGGGCAAGCGTGACGCCGATTTTGAGCGGCTTCAAAGCTTCATCGCCCAAGCTGTTATAGATGATATTGACTGTTTCTCTAACCGCCGGATATTGATCATCGCCGGTTGGTGTAGCAGAGTAATTGACCGTCACCAGTTCCGAGTCCGCAGCCGTGCCAATAGAACGCGCCCAAACAAGACCGAAGATTTTATCGTTAGCCGCATCACCCTTGATTCGATTCATGTCGAAGGCAGTCTCAACCCCCAACCCAGTAGTATATTTTGTCGAGGCGGTGTCAGCGATGTAAGCCTCCTCTTCAATCTCCGGGTTGTAATTCATAGTCAGCGAGCTCACGCCTTCGTTAATCAAAGACCATGTCGGGGATTCAGTTGTATTCGTGTTAAGGTAGTGTTGCACCTTATGTCGCATGATTTTTGCCATGTTATTTATGTCCTTTCATAGACTAAACGGCAATTTATGCTGTAAACCGCCGTAGTTAATACTTCACTGGCTTCTAAAAGAAAGCCGTTAGATAGCGCCTCAATCCACAAGGCGGTGTTGCCAGAAGGCAACGTCGGGAGCGTGCCGTCTTCGCTTTGTTCTCGCAGCCAGTCTGAAAATTGCTCATAGAAGCCGTTAGCTTGCAAGCGGTCTGCATCTTCAACGGTTGCGGCGCGCATGTTCAGCAAGAAATGCCGTCCGTAGATACCACCGCTCACAATATATTCCTCTATCTTTTCCAGTTCTGGCAGCATGACTACCGCATACTCAGTCGGTGTATCTCCCACAAACTCCACATACACACCGCCCGCAAGTGGGGTGTAAGTTTCCAGAAATTCTTTTATCCCTTGCGCAAAACTATTCACTTCAGCCATGCTGCTGACTCCTTGCGTATGCCTTCACGGAGCGCTTGAAACTCTCGCCGCGTTCTGTCTTCCATCTCGAAAACCAGAGCCTGCCTCTTAGTCCGCCGGTACTCGACGTTCCAGGTGTGCGCCCGCCGTAGTATTGCGCCTTTGCATAAGGCGCGAGGTAGCGGATAGTGCCAGAACCGATTACAGAGCCTAATTGAGCCGATTTAATCATCATGGAAGTCCGCAAGGGGGTATAAGGCTCCATGCCCTTCAGCACGCCGTTATCGATGAATATTTGAACGTTGCCAAACCTATGCGTGTAAGCTTGCCCAAAGCCTGGATTCCAGATCAATTGTGCCTTGCCGCTGGGGGTTTGAACAATCTTGCCGCGAGGGGTGCTGATAGTCAGGTGACTTGCCGCCATTAGACGCCGCCTCTCAATTCCCAGTGACGTAAAGCGAATGAGCCATAGTCTTTATTGTCCGCTTGCCTTATTTTGATATAAGACGGATATTTAGCCATTAGAGCGCTTATCGTGAACGAAGAAGTGATTTCATCGCTTACAAGCCCTTTGACCAGAATATCGCCTTTTTTGAAGGCAAAGTTGCCGGCAATGAGCGGAACGTAGATCGAGGCTTTATCCGCAGAGGTTGAGCCCTGCTTATCGGCAATATTGATTTCTGCAGACTGCCACATCACCGGTTGCACTTCATGGCGCGTCCAGACGGTAGTCGTTCCGCTTTTAGTGGCTTCGTACCAGGTCATCGAGTGAGGTGTGTACATTAGTCCATCCCTCTGAATAGCAGCCCTGTAAATGCCAAATACTCGCGCATGGCATTGGACACCTTCGCATTGACCGTCAAAGCCGTGTCAGGTGATACCGCAAAATTAACCGAATAGTCTCCCACTTTCTCGCTTGCGATAGAGCCGCCGTTCGCTTGTGAGTCGGCGTTGTACAAAGCGTCCGCAGCCGCGCAGGTTGCCATTTTGATTTTGTCTATCAGAGCCACATCTTCAGCAGCCGTGATAATCGCTGAAGCGCGCTCGAAGGTGTGAAAGTCCACCGCCGTTGACGCGCGTTCTGCATAGCGGTAGAACGAGTCGGCAGGGACGGCCACGCCCTTATAGTCGTTTATGTAATACTCCAAATCAATGAACGCTGCCATCCCTTGCCTCTCTCTTAGAATACGATCCAGCTGATTACGTTATTTTCTACGGTGTTATAAGTTGTGCCATCACCAACAGTTAACACGCCATCCGCAATACTAAGGGCTGCGTCTGAAGTTGCCACTTTGCCAGAAGAAACAACCTGAACCACAAAGCCCGTAGCTCCAGACATGCCAGTATTAATTTCGACTTTATCTGCGCTTGCTTCAGCAGCGGTTACGGTATGAACACCCGACACGGGCATTCTGCTAATCCAGTCAATTCCAGAAATTGATCCAGCCATTATGCACCTTCAATCCAAATGATATAGCCATTGATTTTGCCAGCCGTGAGAGCCGCAGTGCCAACGGTGACGGTGACAGCCTTAGCCGCTTCCAACTTGATGGGAGCCGCAATAACAGCCGCCAACGGAAGTTGAGCCTTGATTGCCAGAGATGCTTTGCCCGTTGCAGCCAATAAGTCAGCCGCGTTTACCAGGCTAATTGCCACAGTCGCGTCGCCATCCGAAGTGACCGCCGTGATAACGTCAATTTCGCCGCCAATCACGATCGCGTTGTCGGGAATAGTGACCGCCAACGGGTGAGCCGCAACGGTCTTGTTGCTCACCGGAGTTGGTGAGGTTGCGTCATTTGCCGCCGTGTCAAACACGAACGGAGTAACATGATAGCCGGAGGTGTAGGCCAATTCCGCGTTGATAGCCGAGAAGTTATCGTCCGCGTCCTTGAGCCAGCCCGAGCCGGTAAGTGCTTTAATTGTTGCCATAGAATTTATCCTTTCTTCTTGGCTTGTCTACGCGCCTTTGGTTCAATAATCGCCTCAGGCTCAGGTTGGGGAGCAGCCGGTATTTCTACCGGCTTTTCCTCCACAACGGGTACATACCCAGCGGCGATATAACGCGGCGCTTCTATCGCGCTTACGTCAATCGTGATTCCGCAGTTAATCAGTTTCACGACTTATGCCTTCCAGTGAGCGTAAATACCGTTGAGCTTGTTCGCTTGAACAAAGGCATCGTGGTAAATGCGATATTGCACCAGCCAGCCGTCGGTGGTCTGGTTCTCATCAGGAGAAAACACCTTCAGAGATTCGTGCTTTGCAACTTGCAAAACAGCCGATGGATGGATGATCATGAAGTTGATGTCTTTGCCGGTTTCGGCGGTCTTGGAATATCCACCAGCATCCACAGTTGCACCGGCATTCAATGTCACACCGCGATAGAAGCGAGCCTGTGGGACCATAATCACGTCCATGCCGGAATATCGCATAACGCGCTTGTCAACGCTGTTTTCGTTAGCCAGGAAGCGGCTGACTTTGCCCTCAAGCAGGTTCAAGCAAGCGTCTGAGATGTACAGGATACGCCCTTCAGCCGGTACTTCGTCCTTGTCCAGTTCCAACTTTGCGGCATCCAGTGCACCGATGATGGTGTCGGCGGTCAAGGTCGCGGGAGTGGCGGCGTTGATCGAGGCGGTGCTTGCGTACTTACTGAAGCGGTAAGCGTCGAGTTCGGGGGCAACTTCTGTGCGCATAAACTCGCTTACCAGAGTTCCGAATGCCATGCCTAAGGTCTCTTCGTCGTCCATGCGGTCAATAACGAATGCCCGACCGCGCTCAGTAGCGAGAGTCAAGGTTTCCCAAGCGCCCACGATCTGACCAGCAGGATAGCCGCTAACACGGCTGTAAGTGCCTAAGCCGATAGGATCGGTTTTGAACACTTTCACTACATTCGCGCCGGCAAAGTTGACCGGCTTGGTCAAGGCGTCCAGACGCGCGGTAAGTGATTCTCGTTTGTAAATTTCATCCAGAATGGGCTGAAATTTTTGTGCTAATGCAATAGATTGTGCCATTTTAGTTTCCTTTCAAACTATTATTATGTTGGCAGTCCGGCCGCTTTCCTTGCGGCAACAATGACTGCGTCTTGGTTTTCGATGGGTTTATTGCCCCCGCCCGCGACAATCTTGGGCGTGGGGATGTCCGATTCGAATAGATAATCATTCTCGGGAACGATTTTTTCGAGTTGCTCTTTGAGCCCAACTAAGCCTTCGTCTGTCAGCTTCAGATCCGCCTCATTCAATAGCGCCCTGACCGCCTTCACGTTCTTAGCCTTGTGCCCCTTCAACGCGTCCGCTAAGGCACTCTCATAACGCACCTTGTAGACTTGCGCTTCAGCGTCTTTTTGCGCTTGTTCGGCTTTAGCCTTCCATTCGTCGGCGCTTTTCTTTACGCCTTCGATGTCCAGCGCTTTGAAGCCATCAATAGTTTTAGAGGCTTCGTCCAGTTGGCTTTTCAGGCCGTCTCGCTCTGCCTGGGCTTCGGCAAGTTTGGCTTTGTGAGCCTCAATATCCTTGCCGTACAAGGTCATGACCGAGTCAATAACCTCTTTTTCCAGTCCGAGTTTCTCCAAATCTTCGCGTTTCATGTTTACCTATCCTTTCCTCTCCACCTTTTACGGCCACTAACGCAGTGCCATTCGTAAGGTGCTGCCTCTTTACGCTCGCAGTCAGCATAGTTTTTGCAATGAAAGCGGATAAGCCGCTCATAATGCCATAATTACTTAAATACCCGTTCCCACTCATAGCGCCGTTCAAGTCCGGTTTGCTTTGTGAAGTCACGCAGCCGGTATTGCCAGTCTTTTATCTTAGCGCCCGCCATCGCATATTCTTCACCCAAGCCGGCCGCCTCGAACATCGCCTGTTTGCGCTTCCAGTCCCTCACGCCGCGCTCTAAATATCGCTGCTGCTGGGTTGCCTCGTATAAGTCCATCTGCTTGCCGCCATAAGTTACTTGCGCGTTATTCACGCGGTCTAATTCATCTTGCGTGTAGGTTGGCTTCTCGTAGCCCTCGAAAAACAGAAACACTGAATGCCTACAATTCCAGCCAAGCAGCCCCGC